CTGCACAGCCAGCTTTCGCAGCTTATTTAAGTACGAGCACTGGAAATGTAACAGGAGACGGGACCGTTGTAACTGTTGTATGTGATACAAAATTATATGATCAAGCAACTAATTATAATACCTCCACTGGAGCGTTTACCGCGCCTGTAGCTGGAATTTATCTATTTACAGCACGAGCACTAATAATCGCTACTGGAACAACTACTTATGATGCGGAAGCAAGAATTGTAACAACAGGTACATATGCTGCTACCTACAGGTATAGATATGATGCTGCTCCAGTGGCGTCAGATAACATTTGTCCAACTATAACACAAATTGTAAAAATGGCTGCTTTAGATACTGCATATTTTACTGTCTATTCATATGGTGATGTGACAAAAAAAGATTACATTTATGGTGGCGCTTTAGCTAGCGGAGTACTTACAACTTTTTCGGGATATCTCGTATGTTAAAAATAAGGCAATTATATGTCTAGTCAACTTCCATCGACCAACCCAACAGCCTACCTAGGCGTCCGCCCCACCAACCCAGGAAACATATGGTTTAGAAACAGGGACCCTGACAATGCTCTCGACACGAATAACTACCAGCCAGGCGATACCTGGATGAATCCCATATTGAATCATATATTCATGCTCATGAGGGATTATAATCTTTCTGGCGGGGGGAAAGCTGCAGTATGGGTGCCTATAACAGGGGGCGGGGGAGGCTCTGGAATACAGAACCTCGAAGGAGACCTTGGTCCTGTAGTAGGCCCTGTAGGGGGTGTTTGCGATATTATTGGAAACCCTGTAGCTGGAGTTGTGACGACAGGAATTCTCCCGAATACAATCGAGGTCAATGTTGAGAATGCCTCAGCAGGAGCAAACGTAGGGGCGTGCCAGAAGGGCGTGAGCTGTTTTAACTCTGCTGACTTCACTGTAGTCAATGGGTTTGTCTCCACGATCGCAGGGACAGAATCTGTTCTTTTCGCTGTCACTGACGATGCCAACGCTGTCCCGCCGTCAGCTGGAGGGGATCTGAATGTCAATGGGGATATCACCAAGGGGATAAAGACAGTTGGGAATATTGGGCTGAATCAAGTCTTGATTACAGCCGACAATGCAACAGCTGGAACCTCGCTGACAGCAACCAAGGGAGTTTCTTCCTTCAATGATGCCAACTTTACGGTGGTCAATGGATTTGTGTCAGCGATCGCAGGCGCCTCTGGCATTCAGACAACGACAGGAAATGACAATGTCGCTGTAGGGCCCACAGGCGGGGGGACAATCTTCATCAAGGGGGATACATCTCAAGGGATCGAGGTTGACGGGGTGGCCCTCACCAACACAGAAACGATTACCGCCTACAATGCGAATACAGCAGGGGGCAAGGGAGTTTCGACCTATACAGCAAGTGAGTTTAATGTCGCTGCTGGTCTTGTCTCTCTGACGGGAAAATGTCCTACAAAGCCAATGATGAAAGCTAACCTAAGTGTAGATACTGGTGCTGTAACAGGAAACAATACGATTTACCAGATTGTTTTTGACAACGTGATTTATGATACCAATGGAAATTACAATAACGGAACAGGAGTTTATACAGCGTCAGTAGCTGGTGTATATGCTGTAAGCGCTTTCGTTACAGCAAATAATATTCAACCTAATATGTATCTTGAGGGCTGTTATATTTCGCTCAATGGTGTTAATGAAATAATGGAGCAAGAAAATCCATATCCAACTATATATAATTACCTAGCCCAACAAAGCAATTTTTGGAATTTAAGTAGTCAATTTTACCTCAATATTGGCGACCAACTTACTGTTTCTCTCAACATAGCTGGAAATGCAACTCCAAAAGTCGTGACAGTAAAAGGCACGATAGAGTATTCATCGTTTTGTGTGTCACTGATTGGCTAACCAAGTCTCGTAATGAAAACTATATGGAGAAATCTTATGTCTAGCCTCGTATTGATTGGTATCGTCGTCGCCTCCTGCGTGATTGTGGGACTGCTTTCTATCTATTTCTGGGGAGCAAATAACCCTGTGGAGGTAGCTTGCGAGGATGTGATCAAGCAGGAGACTGGCATGAACCTCAACCTCTCTCCTGGTGCGACTCCTACACCCCCCACATCGGCAGCGCCTAGTGTTCCTACCTCAGTTCCTAGCTCAGCTCCCAGCTCTGGAAACAAGGCTTCCTCATAATGATTAAGTCTTTCTCTAAGCTGGTTTACAGCGTCATTCAGCTTATCCTCGCGCTCCCTAGATCTATCTATTTCGTCTGCTAGGTCCTTATGTCTGGCGAAGAGGCCGCCCTGTACATTCGAGAGCCTCTTCTTCAGTTCGGAAACTTCCTCCCTCAACAAGTCTAGCTCAGTCTTGGGAAACAATTCTAGTTGGCAGCATGTCATATTATTTTCTCCCTTTGCAAAAGGTTGGGAACATGATATATGGAAAGGAAATTGAGGTCAATATGAGAATTTTATTTCTCTTCCTATCTGCTGTCCTGTTTCTTTTCCTATCTGCAGTTTTTCTCTCTTCCTGCACCATAAATATAACGATTGCGGACACACATGGGTATGCCAATGATCTCGTGGATGAGACAGCCAAGACTGAGGCTGACCCTGATGTTTCTATTCCTGTAAAACCAATTTAGGAGTAAATCTTATGGAACTTCCTACCAATGCAAAAGTATGGGCCGCTGTCCTCGCCCTCATTTTCCTGATCATCCTCTCCGGGGTGGTTTATATCGCCTTCAGGGAAGAAGAGAAGCCAGCGCCCTCGAATGACACCCTAAATAAACATCTCGAATCCCTCCAGATCAGGGCAGAGAAGAAGATGGAAAAAGAGCTGGATAAGGCTATTTCTAGATAAAAAGTTATCCAAAATCTCGAAACATGGGGGGAAGGTCTGAGCCTCCCATAGCTTGATTGTAGAGGGTGTCTACATCTCTTGCTGTCATTCTTCCTTGCTCCTTCCCATAAAAGTGAGTGTAGACAGCATACCTCATCGCGTCGCAATTCTTTATTACCATCCCATTCGCTATGAAGTTCCCATTCTTCATAGTAGTCAGGCAATAAACGTTTTCATTTTCCTTTTTTCTCACGCCTTTCACTCCAACGTAATTTGGCAGCGCAGGACATTGAACAGGTTCTGACTTTAGCATATTTGTTCTTCCTAAACTTTTTTTCGCAAAAAACACATATCGCTTCAACATCATCCAGGCCCTCATATCTTCTCCATGCTGATTTACATGCATTTGAGCAAAATAATTGGTGATATGATTTTGTAACGAATTCTTTTTTACAATGTACGCAGATGAGAGATATTGGCTTCCTATTCGCCCATCCAAGGATGCCATGTTCTTTATGCCATTTTCTACCTTCTTCTGAGGCATGCCATTCCTTCGTTAGGTGACGATAATCTCCCGCCATCTTCCTTACTCTTTCTCTCCTTTCTTCTGTCATATGGAGGCTTAAATGTTCATGTTCAGAGAGCAATCCTAGATTTGAAATATCATTATTGCCCTTGTTGTTGTCCTTGTGATGTACATGGAATCCTTCAGGAACTTTTCCTTTATAAAATTCCCATACGACAACATGCATTCTTTTTTTAGGACAATTCGTGGTGATCCAGTATCCAGTTTGTTTATCTAAGTAAAATTTAAATTCGTTGAAGAATTGATGTTCCATTTGACTACCTTATCTATGGGCTTTAAGTCCTGTAACATCTTATATCCATCAGAGGTTAAGATCAAGTGATCTCCCGTAGCGGATAGCATCGAACCGTCGTCCAATTCTAATTCATAGATTTCAGCATTTTCTCTTGTCATAGAGACAAAAGTAAAATAGTCTTCCTGGAATATGCCTAGATAGGTATTGTAATTGTAAATTTTCCCAGATTTAGGAAGTTGATCAATTCTTACAAAGCCAGCTTCTGTTAAGACAAGAGTAGAACCGACAACACAGGCGTGATCCCTGTCCTTCAGGGGCTTGTCCTCCCCAGTCTTGGCGCTGCGGGGGTCCCAGACATATCCCTGGATTTCTTTTATCAAGGTCTCGCACTTCCTGCAGATCTTCAACGTCCCATTGGACATATATTTTGATACAAACCTTATCCCATCCAGGACTTCGTTTTCTGCATCGTATAGGTTGGCGATTCCATCCCGCGAGAGCTCGAGCTTGAATGAGGCTGCCGAGGGGTCGCAATATATCGCCTTCACAGTTTTATCCTTGATAAATTCCTCGAGGTCTGCTGCATATTCTGAATCAGTTTTCTGCCTCTGCTTGACCTTGCTATCCCAGTAGTAGACATCCTCCACCCAGATATTTGGATATCTAGACCTGTTTATCCCTATTAGGACGAATGAGCAAGGATTCACAGTCCCATAATCGCACCCAACAATATAATATTCGGCAGGGCCCGGAGGAAGGTCGATTACGTGAAGCGAGGTGTCAAAGAAATCGTATATTGCTCCCTCTGCTACCACCCATCGACCTTCAATAAATCTCGAATACCAGATTCCTTTGTACTGCCTCTTGAGATATTCTTTCTCATCTTGAGTCAGCTCAGGGTTATCATCGAGGGTGAATTTCCAGGATTTGACATCAGGGTTGTTGGTGAGAAAATCTACCTTCAGCCAGTGATAGGGCGAATCAGGGTTGGTGGTGCCGAAGATCTTCGCCGACTTCATCGCACATCTAGAAATAAGCATCCTAAATACTGAGGAGGGTATAATTGAAATTTCATCTATATAGGCACCTGAGAAGGTTGGTCCTCTAATTTTGCTCTCTGCCCTCTCATCGTCCGCACCAATAATGTGGATGGTCTTCCCATAAATGACCATCTCCCTCTTCCCAGAATAATACTTAACATCTGAGCCAATCATCCTTGTGAGCTGTGGCAGGACATTGCGCTTGAAGGAGTCATATGTCCTGGCTATTATGCAATAATCGCCTGGTGGCCCATAGATGAGCTCCTTGAGCCACCGCCACAAAGAAATATAAGTCTTCCCGGAGCGAACAGCTCCCTCCCACACATTGATCCTCGCATCAGAGTCAGACAGGGAGAAGAGCTGCTTCTCAGAAAGGGAAGTCATCCTCGCTCCCCTCCATCTCCCTTACTTCAACAGGCTCAGGGAAAGAATCTTCTTCAGGCTTGAGCCCCATTCCTGCATATCCTCTCATCCTGACTTTGGAATTTATATCCAGAACGTCTGTTGGGTAGATCAGCTTATTCTTGCAATAGAAATTTAAAGCTTTGCATAAGATATTCTTTGTCTCAAATGCCAGCCCGTTGACTACGCTCCAACTCACATAATCATTGTAAAGGTCCTCCAACGTCACCTTTTTCCCTGGGAGGAAGTCGAGTCTTTCCTGGATGAATTTTTTGACATTGGGCCTCTCGCACCTATGCTTGATTCTTCCTCTTTGTATTCCCCTAAGTCTTGTCCTCTGCCTCGTCTGGCGACGTTTAGGAAGGCAGAGATCTCGCTGTTTCCCTTCCTCCAATATGGGCTTCCTTATCATCATCTGGTCACATTTGATAAAGAACTTAGCCAGCCATCTGAATAACTTCATTTCTTCCTCCTTTAGTTTTTAGAATGGTGGTAAGTCGTCAGGGAAATTCTGAGCTGGCTTCGGCTGTTGAGGCCGCGCCTGTTGCTGAGGTTGGCCTCTTCCCTGCATCATCCTGGAAACATTGGCATCAATATTCTTAAGCGCCATCGACATGATCTTTTGGCTCTCTGCCATCTCCTTGATGTTCCAGGCCATAAATTTCAATGATGTTTCTACTGGCTGGACTGGTCTGCTCTCTTCTGAATAACTCATTTTTTCTTCCTTGTTTGTTTAAGTTTTTTTTGTTCTAAGGTGGCGATTTTCTTCCTTGCCTTTGCAAACTTGAAAGACACCTTCGCCTCTCTCGCACTGTCGGCGGCCATCTCTGGAGCGCCTTCTCTCTTTTCTTTAGCTTCAGCCTTGAGGGCGTCTTTCCCCTCCCTTCTGGCTAGGGTGGAGTACATCTTCTGCTTCTTCACCACGCCTTTTATGTCCTGAGCTCTTCTCATTTCTTCTCCCCTACTCCCCTTCCTTTTCCAGGCCCTTTCCCCTTCTTAGGGATCTTCTTCCCAGACTTTCTTGCTGTATTCAAGGCTGCAGCTACTGCCACATCCTTGGGGTGGCCTGAAGCCCTCATCTCTGATATGTTCTTCCCTATAACCGCGTTACTTGTCCCTCTTAAAAGTGGCATCGTCTTCTCCTTTGGTCGCTTGTCGCAACCCTACGTTAAAAATCTGGTCTTCTATCTCACACAGGCTCGAGAGGAGGATCTTCTCCCCTAATTGGAATAATTCTCGCTTGCTCAGAACTATTTCGAGGAAGTTTTCCCCGTCCATCTTCTCGAAAATTATCTTCATAATCGTCTAACTCTTCTATTGAATCTATTTCTTCTTTAGTAATATTCATTGTATAGGGCCTAATTCTTATTAATGTTGAAGGAACTAAACTGTAAATCTTTCTTACATGTAAATCACAAATCTGCGCATCGTCCTTGTAAACTAGCTCGTTCATGCAGTCGAGATAAAATCCAGCCAAATTATCGCAGTCAGGGCGCTTGAAATGGAAAACCACCCCATTCAGCATCTGCGTTCGCAACTTCCCTGAAGTCTGTTTTGGGATCGTCATTCGAAACACTATATCGACCAGGAGGGGAGTAGTCAGGATGGGATCTTTGAACTGGCTTCGCATCTGCCACCTGACCATTTCCTTTTCTCTTTTCTGCCTGTCATAGATGATAGCTATATTTTTATCTTTCTGTCTGATGCTTCTATGCCCAGGCCTCTTCCAGGCTATTGGAGGGCCATCGATGTCTATATAGATCATTTGCCAACCTATTTTTTTCTTTTGCTAACCCATATGATAAGGGAATTTATTTCACAAGAAAAATCTCAGGAAATGTGATTGACTTTATATCAGCATATTTTATATCGTTATGACAAGACACAAACACAATCAAGGAGGTAATGTGGAAGAGGAAGAGATCAAAGAGGGGTATACGAGGGTGTCAGATATCCTGCATAAGTTTTCAGGGTTCGACGATGCACCTGAGTTCGTAAAAGCAAAAGCAGACCATAAGGCAGAGATAGGGACTGAGGT